CGTGCTTGGTCTCGGTATTTAGGGTCCTCAATTTGTTTGGCTACTGCTTCCTCAATTTTATCAATCGCAGTTTTTCCAGCAAGCCTTCCTAGAGCGTAGGCATCTGCAGCATTGTCATCATTGAACTCAATGCCCCATCTCTTATAGATTTGCATCAACATCTCTTGTTTTTTGGCATTTCCCTTGCCTGCTGCATACTTCTTAAGTGTCATTGGCGGAATTTTTAATGGATAGCGACAGTTCTCATCTTCACCAAAGTAATCATAGATTGCCATCTTTACTACAGCAGCCAACTCACCAAGGACAAGGGCTGAGTGACTAGCAAGTACTGATCCCTCCATTGCTATGTCTACAATCCCGTGACCATCAGATACATAGTCGAGGGTGTCTATTAACCACTGACGAATATCTACTAGCCGTTCGATACCAAAATACGGAGACTTGTAGACCCATGTAATGTGTTTCTCAGGTTCTGCAATACTTACTGCAGACAAAGCAAACCCCGTTAACGATTGGTCAATACCGATCGCAACGAGGACTTGCTCTGCTGTTAAACCGCCATCAAATAGTTTTGTTGGCACGGAGGTTTCTTTCATCTATGACCATCTCAATGGTCCCAAGATAACCTGCCCCGTCAGTCAAGTTATCTCTCTTGTGCCTGTATGCCTCTCGTGCAATCTTTACCCAAGCCATCGCTAGTCCCACTTGTTCTTCAGTAATATCAATACCAAAAATAACTTCCCAACCCTTTTTAATTCGGTTGAAGTTGTCAAGTGGATGATCGTAAGTGTAGTTACGATCTCCAGTGATTAAACTCTGCGCTTCTTCAAGCACAGTTGGCTTATGGGAGTCGGACATACTTCCCTGTCTGAAACTCATTCTTAGTATCAATAGTTGTAGCCATCAATGCATTGAAGGTCTCGTCGAAGGTTGCTTTTCTATTCAGTAACCACCAACCAGCAAACGCTGCTGATGCACCTGATGTACCAGTAGTGAACTTAGTTGTTCCGTTTAACTGCATCGCATTCCAGCGACCGTTTAAAAAGAAGTCAGTCTGTCCTTGTGCGCCGTTGCTATAACGTGCAATGTAAGGAGCAGCATTTGGATCGTACTCAATAGGCTGTACTCCTGGCCATGGGTTATCTGTTGCACCAACAGAAACTGCGTCAGGTAAACATGCTGGTGAGAATACGTTTGTGCGATTCTTATCGTTACCAACTGCAGTGATCAGTGGAACATTTGCTGCCTTAAGCGTTGCAATGCTTGCTGCCATTCCTTCTGGGACTTTACACCCTGGGAATACTGCGCCCTGTGCAAGGTTAACAACTGCAATGTTGTGTTTGACTCGATTGGCAACAACCCAGTTGAGTGCACTCTGCACATCTTCCATTGAGTAGAAACCTGGTGTGCCTGATGGAGAAATTCCTACGATACGAATAGGAATAACTTTTGCTGTTGGGTTAAAGCGAAGAACCAAAGAGATCATCTGTGTTCCATGGTTAAGGGCTTTATTTGTTGAGACTGGGATGTTGGCTGCGCCAGTTCCCTCCATCATCATCTTTCCATTTGGACATTTAAAAGAAGTTACTAAGCAAACCTCATACGAGATGCTGTCCTTGAATAAAGATGTGTTAGTGCCAGTGTCAATAACAACAACTGCTGGTGGAACCTCTGCGTGTACTGGTACCGCCGTGGTACCAAGTATCGTAATTGATACAAGTAGTGTAAGTAGTTTTTTCATGTGTTGAACTTATCCTTTCGTCCCGTTCGTACGTCATTAGTTCGACGAGTGATCTCTCTAGATACCAGCGCCACATCACGTTCAAAGTTGTTGTACACAACCTCTAACATCTTGCGGTACGCATAAGAACTCATATAACGTTCCTCAACGTCTATGAAATCTGGATCAGCCATCACCTGAGCCTTCATCATTGTCACTCGTTCACCCTTAACCTTACTGGTGTCTTTCATAATCAGCAACTTTGCCTCAAGCATGTCTCGACGCTTCTCAAGCACCTTCTCGTCTACCTGTGACGCGGCTAACTGTCCCGCTACGAAGTTAGACCAGGCTGTCAGGCGTGTAAACAAAGCGCTGAGTTCATCGCTCTCCAAGAGGGAGATGTCCTTGGGCATGGGTGGCTGCTTGTCCTGCTCAGGCCACAGGTTAATGTTCTGCGCCTTCATCTTCTCAACAGCCTGCTTTGATCCATCACCTAGGTTTAACATTATTCCTCAATCTGGTTGCACTGTTTGCAACCGTCCTCGCTCACGTTACACAGAGGCATGACTCCAGCCTCGACTGCCTTGATGATCTTCTCTGCCTTAAAGAAAATCCTATCCACAACTTCGTAGTCAGCCTTGATCGTAAACTCTTTGTACGCTTGATTTAATTTCAATTCATACAAGAACACAATCTCTTTAGGTGCTTTGTCACCAAACATACGACGAGACAATTCCAGATACATCTGTCCCTGCAAGAGGTGATTTCTAAATGGGCGACGAATGTTCTTCCATGCTTTGTTCAAATCACCGTCTGCATCGTAGAGAAGATCAGGTGCTTCAAAGCGCAATGTTCCTTCACCAATTGATTTGATCTCGATAAGGAAATCATCACCTAGACCTTTGACCCAGCCATCAGTATGTCCTGCAATACGTAACTCTGGATCAAGCATCTTTACTTCGTCATACTTTAGTGTGGTGCACTTACAATGCTGACACTCTGCAGGTGACAACCCAGAAGTAATTCCTTTGCAGTTAATGCACTTGAAATCTCCCCAGAGATTACCCATCTCATAGACGCGGTTCTGCCACTTCTCATGGATGAAGTGACCCTCATCAAAGATATTCTGCAATGTAAGCCCAGGGTTTTTCTCCATCTTCTTACCACCAGTAAGTAGGTAGTACGAGTAACGATGACAGAAATCAGCCTTAATCATTTCAGAGGGGTGGAGCACCGTTGTACTTCTATCACCTGGGGTCTTCTTCATAAGGTGACGTTCAATGTGACCAGTAAGACGGCTATCTGTCTTCTTAGTATCTAAATACTTCTGGAAGTCTGTTTTGGAAGGCATTAGTAGTCCTTGTCTATGCTGAAAATAAATTCTTCTAGGGTCTGTGTTGTTTTCTTAGTCTTCTTTAGTTTTTGCCACTTTCGCATGAGGGCGTTTCTTTCTCGGTGACTAAGTCCTCCCCAGATTCCATGAGGCTCGTCTCGTCGAACTGCATCCCATAAACACTCTGCTCGTACTGGACAAGGGTTCTTTCCTGTTTCACCGAAACAGAATGCTTTTGCCCTGTTAGCGATTTCTTTATACTGCTCTTTGTCACGAGGAGGGTAGAAGATATCTGTGTCTTGACCTGAGCATCTTGCTTGGTATCTCCATGCGTACTCTGGTTCATCAAAGTCTTCCATGGTTGTCTAGGGTCTCTCTCATCTCTAGGAAGTCGTCTTCAAGAAGTATCACATAGTTCACTCCATCAAGATGAAGGCCAAACACTGGCATTCTTCCATCAAGGATTGCTTCGGTAGTTATCTTCTTTAATTCGTCTGATTTAATGGTTTTAGTTTTCTTTCCTGTCCACTTGTGTTCAATCAAAAGATCTGTAGATCGAACGTCACCCTTGCGAGACCAGAAGGCTCCAGACGCAGCGTTTGTAGACCCACCAACTTTTTTAGCAAGTCTCTTCTCATGCTTCTGGGATTGCTTCTGACCTTCAGTCTTCAAGTTCTATTTTGCCTTCCTCGTAACCTTCAATCAATCGTGGTACAAGGAAAAACAATGCTTCTCTCCAGAAGCAGGTACCGCAACCACAGAATGGTTCTCCTGACAAGGTCTCAGGAATTACATCCTCAGTACCATCCCAGACCGCTTCAAAAAGCATGTCGGTGTAATCCTCTACGCCCTTCTCCAGTACCTGCGCCCACTCTTCGTCATTAACTACAAACTTCTTAGTCATCGCTGTCCTCCGCCATTGGTAGATCTGATGTTTCAAACACTAACTTTTGAATCTGTTCTTTCAGATCCACTTCTTCACGAATACTTGCAATTACTGGATCAATACCTTGCCACTTTCTTTCGCCAAAGTAATACCATCCGCCTTTACGTTGTATAATCTCTTTTACAACTGCAAGTGATGCAACTTCTTTTGCAAAGTCATACTCACCAGCAGCGCAATCTCCACCATCTGCAAAATAGAAGTCAAAATATGCAACTCGCTGTGGCGGTGCAGTCTTGTTCTTTAATGTACGAACCTTGATGCGTTGTCCTATACGATTCTTATTACCGCTAGGACCAATCTCAATCCATTCATCACGGCGAATCTCACAACGAGTAAAGAATGCGTAGTTCTTTCCTTCACCACCAGGGGTTGTGCGTGGGTCTCCATGCATCACACCAATCTTCATGCGGTACTGGTTGATTATGAGACCGAGCACTGGACGTTCATCCTCAACCAAACTGCGCTTGATTGCAGAACCAACTACACGAAAGAACTTGTTGGTCAAGAGTGCTCCTCTTCCAACAGTCATTTCATTCATGTCCTTTTCCATTTCGGGGGCTGGTGAAAGGGCAGGAAGGGAGTCAATAACAATGGCGTCTACTGACTTTGATTCTGCAAACTCTATGACGGCTTGATAAGCCTCTTCCATAATGTTTGTTTCAATAACAATGACACGGCTTGTGTCTACTCCACACATCTCTGCATACTCTGGTACCCACTGCTCTGCAGCAACCCAGACAGTTGTGTGATCTTCTTTTAAGGCTTGATTTGCTGCGATTGTTTTAAGCGCAACTGCTGTCTTTCCATGCGATGGTTCGCCAATGAGTTCATTCCATTGATTACCAGGGAAACCACCACCAAGAACATAGTCAAGAGTGGTAGACCCACTAGTAATACGAGGAATAAGATCAGACCGAATGTCAGACGCAATAACCACCACATTATTGCCAAACTTTTTGTTAAGGGTAGCAACAATCTTGCGGGCTTCATCATTCATTTAGTCTACTCTCCCGATAATTCCTTGTGGGTTCCAATTACTTTGAGTATCATTACCAATAGCACTCTTAACATTACCCTCAACTTTTGCACCTGTTAACGATCCATAACGACTTCCTGATTGACTAAGTGGGTAACCACAGTCATAACAACGTGCTGCAGCCTTCTGTACAGACATGTAATTGGTTCCACCACACTCAGGGCACGTTGCAGTTTGTGATGCGCTCTGTGCTCGTGATGCTGACTGTTGTGGTTGTTGAAACTGAGTCATAGGTTGTTGCGAGGGTGGCATTGGATTGTTAGCAGAACGAGGTGCTGCTACAGGAACTTGTTGTGGTGCTTGTGGTTGTGCACCTAACTGCTTTGCCCACCAGTCTGCATTACTCACTTTGCTTCTCCCCACTTGTTTACAATTTTTACATCAGCAATAAGAGGAACTGTAATCTCTGGTAGGTGAATACCTTCCATCGACACACGAATTGCTTCTGCTGTCTCTTCTGCTAGATCTTCACGAGCAACGGTAACTAATTCATCGTGGATAGTCAACACGACATTCACATCTGGTTCATCAGTAAAACAAGAATGTGCTCTAACAATGGCTAATTTCATTAAATCTGCAGCAGATCCTTGAATTACTGTATTAAATGCCTGACGATCTGCTCGTGACTTTAGTCCTCTGTCTTGACTTTTTAACTCTGGGATGTAACGACGACGGCCAAAGATGGTTTCCACATATGGTATAGGGGCCTTTTCAGTTGCCTGTCGAATTACTTTTGCTTTGTACTTAGAGATGTCATGGAACTGTGCCTCAAATCGCGCCAACAAATCTTTAGCATCTGTTACAGAACAACCGATGCTCTGTGCAATCTTCTCTGGTCCAACGCCGTAAGCAATGGATAGAACCAATACCTTTCCAGCCTTACGATCTACCTTCATGGTGTCACCAATAGTTGTGTAGATATCTCCACCAGTCCTGTAGTTCTCTACCATAATCGGATCACCTGAGAAGGCTGCAATGATGCGTGGTTCAATCTGTGAGTAATCTGCAACAACTAACTTGTACCCAGGTGGTGCAATGAACAAGTTACGAATAAGTTTTCCGTACTCTCCACTGCTAGGGATGTTCTGTAAATTAGGGTCACTACTGGAGAAACGTCCTGTCTCTGCTCCATGCGCTTTAAAGTTTGTATGTACCTTGCCGTTAATCATGAGGCTCTTCTTGTCAACGATTTTCTCTTTACCCATAGTGGTACGAGTAATCTCTCCACCTAGGTACGGCATTACATAGGTGGTCATCAATTTGTTTAAGTCTTGATACTCAAGGATTGCATCTACAAGTTCATCCTTCTTGCGGTAGAACTCTAGTGCGTCAGAAGACACTGAGTAGTGACGAATGCTTAATGCTTCTGGGTTACTCGCAGCAACCTCTTGGCCTTTTGTAGTCAGTGCAATACGGATACGAAGGTTAGGACGAATACCTCGACCACCTTCTTCTTTAGGTGAGAATAGTAATTCCTGCTTCTCTTTCACTGAGTTCATAGAGAATGGTTTACCTGTTAACTTCCATGCCTTTGCTCGTGCAAGGTCGATGTCCTTCTCAAGACGTGCTTTCAACAAGGTAAGTTCTTTAACATCAATGTTGGCACCTGATAGTTCCATGTCACAGAGGGCTGCAACTACATCCATCTCCAGTGCCCATACACGCTTGAGGCTTCCCTCTAACTTAGGTTCTAACGCTTTGTACAACTTCCACGTTACCTCTGAGTCAAACCCAGAGTAGTGAGCAACATCGCTGAAGGAGTGAACCTCAACCATGGCTCCAATACCTTTTTCAACTTTGATCTTGAGTGTTCGTTCTGCACAAGCAGCAAGCCCTAGCATGTTTTTATTCCTATTATCAATAATGAAAGAAGCCATCATCGTGTCAAAGAATGGTTTCTTAGGAACTTCTCCACGGTAATACTTAGCAATTGATTTCAAATCAAACTTAACGTTGTGACCAATCTTTAATTGATCGCTAAAAAATAAGGGCTTTAACGCTTTGAATACATCTCCAGGAAGCAGTTGTGCTGGTGGTGCATCAAATACTGGAACCCACTTTGCTTCGTTCTTTGAGTAGTCTGCATCTTTTAACTCTTTACCTGCAGCAAGTTTGCGTTGACCACTTAACAATAACTCTTTATCCCAATGAAGGAACTCACCATTAGGGTGCCCCATTGGAATAACATCGGTGCGACCTTCTGTTGCTAGTGATATCCACATGACATCGTTAACTACAGGTTGGATTCTATTTTCACCAACTGTTTCAACGTCAAATGCAAATGCATCTACCTTGGAGTAAAACTCAACAAGATCTTTTAACTGTTCTTTGGTTGTAATGATGTTCATGATCCCTCTATCTGTGTAATGAGAAGAGGCCTGGAAACGGAAAGTAAACAGGCCCCTTCTCTTGGAAGTACAGTTACGCTACAGAACGAGCAACCTCAAGCATTTCGGAGCGAGGGGTCTCTCTAATTACTTCTGCTGTGAACGGAACAGCGGCTGCTACAGTCTCTGCAACAGCGTCACTGCTTAACTTCCATTCCTCTGCTAGATCTCGGCCACGAACGAAGTTGAGGGTATACTGCGTAGTTGGGCCCATACCTAGTCGAGAAATTTCCCAGAACTCTTTATCAAGAGGTCCTTTGCGCTCATCATCATGTGCCTTCTTAATCTGGCGAGCAAGTGATGGTGGTGCTGTAAGAATTTGAACGCCTTGTGTCTCACCGCTGAGAACAAGGACATTGAATGCGAACTTTCCACGAGGCTTATCACCTAGTACATCGCATAGTGGGCAGTTATCGCCCAAGCAAACAAAGGACTTCTTACCCTTAGGGCGTTCAATCCAGTGTTGTTCGTATGAAGCAAATGGTCGATCTTCGAGGAACTTCACAAGTTGTGGTTCTTCGGAGAAACGGAAGTCAGTTGGAAAATCTCCATCTGACTTTGAGACGAGAGCATCGATTGCATCCCATCCTTCTTGTACGGTTGTTCCTACTTTTGGTGTTGCAGTTTCGCTGTCCTCGTCGAGGTATGCATCTGCATCTACCTGTGGCTTTGTAATGGGCATTTGTTTCTTTCTGGTAATGAGGCCTAGCGGCTCTCGGTGGATGTGATGTCCTTCCAGCGCTTTACTAAAGCCTCTGTAAGGTCTTCGTGTTGGCTCCACTCTACACGAGCAGAACCAAGTAGTCCTCTACGATTGAACTCCTCAATCGAAGATTCTATTAGTGCACGAGTATAAACTCGGTTGCCTCCAGTCTTCTCACCTTTGAGTGTTTTAGACCGAAGACGGTATGGAGCACGAGGAATGTATCCTTTGCGTTCCCATAAGCGGATAGTAACAATGGTCTTCTCCAACGCAAGTGCTAATGCACCAATTGTGAATACCTCTGTCTCTATTCCACCTAATGTTTTAATGACTGGGTTTGCATCCCACCCATTACTCTCACCGCTTTTACGACGAGAAACTTTTGGATCTAGATCACGGCGTTTCTTTTTGGAACCAGGGATGTACTCAAGGTCAGCAAATGCTGCATCAATCTCATCTTGTCCACGTAATCCTGCCATGCGTTATCTCTTATTCATTACTAACGCCCACACAATTTTTTGTGGGTACATAAGATCAATCTCTGCCTCTGTTAGTTCGTCATTGTAAAGAGCAGCCATCAACGCATCCTCATCTACAACACGGATTGTTTTGTACAGTTGATCTTCCATTCCCTTTTCAGTAATGACTTCATCTGCAATAAGTTCATCAATCTTTCGAGATACACGACGCTGCTTTACTAAAGCACCAAATCCATTTACCTCTTCAGGTAATTCAATGATGATGTTACCCTTGTCATCTACTTCACCTATTTCATCTAGTTGAGCAAATAGACGTTCACGAACTTCCTTCTGTTGCTTCTCAAGGAAATCAAGTTGTTGTTTTAAAAAAGAATATTCTCTTGCATCTTTAATAAGCGGATCTTCTTCTCGTGATTCTGTTGCTTTTACTCTCGCCATGTTTCCCCCTATGGTCTTGCTTTCTGTAAGAACCCTATCAGACTTCCAACGGTAAGGTCGACGCCACCCTTGGCATTAATTCCCTGACCATCAATAACAGCATCTGCTACAGCGTTCTTCTGCTGGAGCATATCATGTTGCCTTTCTTCTATAGAATTGGCAATCAACATATCTTGAATAGTGATACTAGGCCATCGGCTAGAGGCTCTCTTGATCCGACCATTTCGTTGGACGGCTAGTCCTGCACTCCAAGGAAGGTCGTAGTTAACCAACAAGTTAGCGATAGGCAGGTCTACACCATACCCCCCAGCATCGGAAGAGATAAACACACGACACTCTGGGTCAGTTAAAAACTTGGTCTTGCTTGCTTCTTTTTCTTTGGCGTTCATATACCCAGTGTAAAGAGTCCCACCAACAACGTCCTGAATGCTTTCAAGCATACCTACCCAAGATGTAAAAATAACTACTTTTGCATCTGGATCTGTGTCTAGATGGTCATTAACATATAACTTTAACGCATCTAACTTTGGGTTTCGTGTAACCCCTTCAAGTAAATCTCTTGTCTTTAAACTATTTACGTACGCACTGCCTTCTCCAAGATGCTCATCAAATTTATCTGCGCTTTTGTGCAGGAGGTTGGGGTCATCACACAACATACGAAGAGCGGTGATCTTCGACATAATCGATCCACGCAACTGATCTGCAGGACTTCCTGGCTTACTGTCGTGTCCGTAGTGAGCCATCAAAGAGAAGTTAGCGCCCAGCAACTGCTGTGCTTCAAAGAGTTCGTTGCTTAACTCGTCTGCGATGAAATTGTAAAGATAGGAAGTCTTCTTATCAAAGGCAATAAACATAGGGTCACGATGAATAGTGTCTGGAAGATATGGAGCAACGTCTGCATCTGTCTGAACCTTTCGAACGGAAGAACTCTTCATTTTGTCATGGAACAACTGTAGGTTGCGATAGCGCTGCACCCCACCAAAGTGATTGCGAACAATGAACGTCTGATCAAACAAATCAAATCGACCTAGGAGAGTTGAGTCTACAAACTGCATTATGCTGTAGACCTCTTCTGGTCTGCCGTTCTCAATAGGTGTTCCTGTTAATGCAAATCTAATCGGTACACTGGCAGATAACTTCTTGACAGCCTTAGACCTCTTTGACTTAAAACCCTTGATTGCTGTGGCCTCATCACAGACTATGGCTCCCCACTCCTGGTCCTTAATTAGATCCCAGTCCCCCACCACAGTCTCGTAATTGCAGATGACGTAGTCTGTGCGTTCTTCCCAGCGTTTTGCACGGACTGTCTTAGAGCCGTCAACAACCGTAGTTGTGGAATCAGAGAACTTCTGTATCTCTTTCTGCCATTGGTACTTAAGACTTGATAAGGCAATAACTAATACTGGCTTTGTAATTACACCGTTGTCTTTTAACTCTTCTACAGAGGCGATAGTCATGCAGGTCTTACCTAGACCCATCTCGTAAGCCACAAGCATCTTCTTGCGCTCTACCATGCGGTCTACAGCCTCTACCTGGTAGGGCTTTAGTGTTCCTGTGAATGTCATTGGTTATCTATCGCAGTTGGTGCGGTTGCTAATGATCCACATAAAAAACATTCCATGTCTAGCATGTACAGAGAAATTTCTCCATCCTCAAACATTGCTTTTACATTCCATAAAGTAGACCCACATATGCAAACATGTAAGGGACGATCTTTATCTCGCAAGTCCATTAAAGGTATGCCTCCTTGCCGTAAATCATGTCTCGTGCTGTCTCGATGCTCTTGTGTATATCGCTCTCAATCATGTCACCAACATCTTTTACATCGATGCCTGTGTAGTTAAAGTAAGACAATTCAATACCGTACTTGCGAGCATGACCACGCATCTCTTCTGATGCTTTCTGTCCAGCGCCATCATTATCGAATGCTGCAATAACTCTTGTGGCACGGCGCATAATCTTTACCTGCTCAACACTAGGCATCGCTCCGTATGTAGAGATTGCACTGTACCCAAGTCCAATTAATCTAACCGCATCGAGTGGAGACTCAACAACAATCAGTGGTGCATCTTCTTTCAGTATCTGTACATTGAAAACTGTCTTTGATTTCTTAACACCCTGCGGTTGATTGCGGAAGAAACGACCACGAGCACCCTTCTCTTGCCACCCCCACAATGAGAAGTCATCGGGGTCTCTAATAGGAAGTATCCATGCAGTATTCTTCTCATCCCACAACACTCCACAAGTCTCTACAGCGGCTACTGTCAAGAACCTTTTTCTTAACTCAATTTTTGGCGGAGCAACATACACAGCCAAGCGAGCCTCTGACATTCCAATTGTATGTGCTTCGGCTTGAATGTACTCTGGTAACTCCTTGATGCGTCTCATCAATGCATCAATCGGCATATCTTCTTTGTCGGTTGCGTACTCACGAGCCTCGTGATAATCAATGCCCTTGATGTCTGCAACAAGTGTGTAGATGTTTCCTTTGTATCCGCAAGAGAAGCAGATGTGTGCACCAGTCTCGGAGTTAATCCACCAAGAAGGATTGTGATCTTCTTTTCCTGTGCGCTTCTTATGCATAGGACATAACCCATTAACCTCAATGCCACGCTGTGCATACAGTGGGAGGTCTAAGGAAAGAAGAACACGCTCTACATCAATCACATGCGGTTCCAATTCGAACAGTAGGCACACTTCAACATCTTATCTTCATCGTGGAAACATCCAGTCTCCCAGCGCCATGTAAGCGCTGTCTCACTAGGACCACAGTTACGAGATGCAACAATCTTTAGTAAGCGAATCTCTTCATCTTCCTCTACTGGCTCAAGACCAAGGATTACATCTGAGTCCTGGAAGAATGAAGATGAGTAACCAATTGAGTCAGCAGTAACTTTTCCAGCACGCATTTTCCACAACAGAGTCTGTGTAGTAATGATTACTGGCTTCTGAATTCGCTGGGCTAGACGCTTCAATCCACGAGTGATGTTAGTGATTGCTTGTGGTGTATTCATCTCACCACTTACCTCATCAAGCATCAGATACACACCGTCTACAAATATTATGTCTGGTTTTGTCTGTTCAATCTTTGCAGCAAGTGATGAGACGGTAATTCCGTTGACAGCATCTACTAAGTGGAAAGAGTGCTCCTTCTCCATCTCGTTGAGCGTGTCTATGTAGCGAGCCTCTTCTGCTGGTAACAACTTTCCACGACGCAGACGTCCGTGTGAGATGTGTGCACGCATCGCATCGTGACGTTGCTGTTGTTCGTGGTTGTTCATCTCAAAAGATTGGAACATAGGAATCTTTCCACCTCTGTGCACATTGATCGCCATCTGTAATGCGATCTGTGACTTACCTGTTTTTGGTGGAGCAATGATTGTAATCAACTGACCAGATTGTAGACCTGCCGTTGCTTCATCAATCTTTGCAAACCCTGTAGGTATACCTAAGAAGGTTGAGTTCTGTAGAGACTGATACTCCTTGTAGCGTTCCTCTGTGTTCTTTGTAAGATCGATCTCGTGGGTGCCTAGAACACCTTGCTCATTAACCTTGGTGATTGTTGCTTCCATAGCAAGCAGAGCAGCATCATGGTTGTTGTCTTGAAGTTGCTCGATTGCATTCTCAAGACCTTGACGAGTAATTAGTCGACGACGGAAGTCAACAATGGTGTCAAGAAGATATTCGATGTTGTCTTGTACATCTAAAACTTTGTAATTTGGATAGTGATCTTTTACTGTTACAGCAGTAGGTACTTCGCTGTACTCACCATAATGCTTACGGACAAAATCCCAGACTCTCTTGTTGTCATCATCTAAGAACCATGCATTGGTAACACCACGTTGTAGCGCTGGAACAATGTCTCGATCTCGAATGACCTTGCTGACTAAGCGATGCTCATTGTCAGATGCCATCTAGTGTCCCCTCTTACATATTGTCTATTTGTAC